TTAACAAATGAACAAGTAGCCGATTTAGCAGTTGATAAAATAGTAAGCATATCAGACGATGCACCCCCTCATATAAGACAACAAGCAAAGCAGTTTAGAGAGCATCTTAAAAAAGTGTTGTATAGTTATTTACTCTTGGCAAGAAGAGAAGAACGAGCTAGTATAGTTCATATCTTAAGATCTAATGGTCAAAAAGAATTGGCTGAATATATAAGGAGACTTTAATATGGCTATTGCACAAGCGATGTGTAACTCTTTTAAAAAAACTTTATTAGAAGGTAAACACAATTTTTTAAATTCAGGTGGAAGTGCTTTTAAATTAGCATTGTACGCTGAAAGTAGTGGTGGTAAAAATTCCTCTACAGCAACTTTAGGTTTTGGAACCACAGCTTTTACGACAACTGGTGAAGTTGTTTCAAATGGATCATACTCAACTGGTGGTGGTGCTTTAACAAGAGTAGACCCAAGTGTTGCTACTGCTACGACTACACAAACTGCGTTTACTGATTTTGCTGATTTAAGTTTTACAACTGCATCAATAACAGCAATGGGTGCGTTAATATATAATAGTGCTACTGGAAATCATGCTGTTTGTGTGTTAGATTTTACATCTAACAAAACATCAACTTCAGGAACATTTACTATACAGTTTCCAACTGCTGATGCAAGTAATGCGATTATAAGGATAGCTTAAATTGTCAAACACTACCTTACAAGGTTGGGGTAGAGGCACATGGGGTCAAGGTGCATGGAACGCACCTGTTGCCGTAGAAGTTACTGGTTTAGTTGGTACAACTGGATTAGGAACGCCTAGTGGGATTCCTGGAGTAAATGTTGGAGTAACTGGTTTATCTGCAACAACCTCTATAAGTCAAACTGGTGCTAGTACAGTCACTTATACAGTTACAGTGGTTTCTGGTAATCCTTCAAATCATCCATATTACAATCAAGGATCAACAAATAAATACGCTATTGATGGCTCAACAGCATCAGCAGATGTTAATTTAACTTTGTATGAGGGCAACACTTATAGGTTTGATCAAAGTGATAGTAGTAATGATGGTCATCCACTTAGAATTTATGAAACGGCAGATAAAACTCAAGGTGAGTACAC